TTTATTAAGAGCCGCTGCCGCATTGACGGCGGAGACTTGCTCTCCGGCTGCTTCTATCAGTAATTGCTTTTTTAACGCATGATAATACTTAGACGCCTGTGGACTTAGTTGTACGTCTCGGGTTTGGTAAATAATTTCTGGAAGATCTAAACACTCCTTTTTGGTATATCGAACCGCTGGTTGTAGCGCACGGTACACCTCGTCGGTAGCCACGTGTTTCGGAACCCATTTAAATTTGCTGACCTGCACCATGACGCGATCACGCCATGCAGTTGAGAACTTGGGAACGCGCCCCGGACTAACCAATTTAGCTAATCCAAACGCATCGACCGGCGACTGTGCGGCAGGGGTTCCCGTCAACATCCATAGCCATGTGTCTGCCTGAATCAACTTGGCAAGGTTCTTCCATCGTTTTGTGCTAGGACTCTTATAAGCGTTTGCCTCGTCAATCACGATGAGATCGAACTTGGCTTGCTGTAAGTCTTCTAGTACGACTGCTGTGCCGTCATAGTTAATAATCGTAAAGTCAAAGTTCTCATCTAATATTTTCTTACGCTTTGAAGATGAGCCGTGTGCGACACCACACGTTCTGTGCATTGCCGTCTTAAAGATGTCGGCTTGCCATGCTGAATACATAATTGACAACGGGCAGATGACTAGTACTTTCTTGATTACATTTTGTTTCATCAAGTAGTCGGCAGCCCAGACCACCGCTGATGTCTTGCCCGTCCCGGCTTCATTAAAGCAGAAGGCTCGTTGGCGCAAGGACAGAAACTCTGCCGTGTCGCGTTGGTGGTCGAAAGGTTTATAGAAGCCCGGCCAGTCGTAGTCCCTCTGCATGGGCGAGGGGATCTTGGGTACGTTGGGGTTGGGGAGATAACGATCTAAGTATTCAGCAAGAGTCTTCATCTCGCCGTGATCCCAACAGATCAGGACTTCCTTGCTGTGCTTGTTGTCTTTGAGTATTTCGCTACGTTCTAGCCGAGAAGTGATTTCGGTAGCGAAGTTATTGGATGCGGTTATCTGCACCGCTGCGTTGTCTACTATTTGCATACTGTACCTTTTTTACTAAAGGCCCGTATCGTGGGCTAGACGGCTGACGCCTAGGGGCATTTCATCGAGGTAGCGAAGCCCTATCGTCAACTGGCGCGGTTATTGGGGGGAGAAGTGGGTGGAAAACTCCCCTACAGCACACTCACGCCTCGTGCATTATTTCATAGAACCGCTAGAAGTTCTACGGAAAGAACGGTTTTTTGAAGGTGACTCCAACTTAGTTCCTGTTGAGTTACTGCCACCTTTGGATAACGCCTTAACGTGGGCAATATCCTTACCCTTTCGGCTAATACCTTTCTTGTCATAGGATCGCCTCGCACGCTGGCGCTCCATGCGGTTCTCATGTTCGCCACGCTCAACCTGCTGCTTGTATTCCTTCTTGTATGGCCGTGCCTTGTTTACGTATGGCATTTAATTGCTCCTCTGGAATCCAACACGTTGCTGCCAAGACACGTTGATTGCGTCCTGATTTTCCCGGTTTACGGATGCCGGTGTCTACAATCATACCCCTGTCAAGCAACGCTCTGTATCTAGCCGTGATTGAACTGTATGGGTATGTCGGGTAAATCGCTCTTACGTTATCACTAATACAACCGTCTGCACCGAAACCCCTTATGGCTTCGTAGACCATCCTTTCTAACTTGGTTGTATCTACATCTCTCGCTGCTTCATGACTAGTATCGGGATCGTCTTGTCTAACTAAATAAAACGGATCTGTACCGAAAATATCTCTATTCATACTATCGCTCCTTATAAAACTTACATGCACTAACTGGACACCATCCGCACAACCCCCCCGGTTTCGCCATCCACATATTGTTGTCATGAGAGATCTGAATTGCACTTAGCACTGGGAAGAAGTTCTCCCATAACTTGTTTATGTCAGATCTCGCATACTCTTCAGTTACGAAAGTATTGTGCATCACGAACAACAAACCTGCCTTGATCCGCTCAACTTCAGGAAAGTGGGCAAAGGTCATCAAGGCCATCAACTTTAACTGCTTCGGGTCAGGGTAGCGGTTGCTGCCGGTCTTGTAGTCCACGATGTAAGCATCGGCTCCATCCACGATCAGCAAGTCAACGATACCCCGTACCCACCTATCTTCCGAGTCAAACGCACATGGCTCGTGAGTTTTTGATATCGCCATTTCATGCTCACAATATCGTGAGCCGGCTATTGCGATTAGTGCGTCTAACTGTGGTTTAAAACGTTCATAATTCTTGGCAAGTGGTGTACCGTCACGGACGTAATCTTCGCAAGCCTTATGGACAGCCGTGCCATAGAGCATCTGCTCCGTGGTTTTCTTAACAAAGTCCTTGGCTACCTTGGTGTGGTAGTACTGCTTCGGACAATTTATGTAGTCTTTAAGACTGCTGAACGACCACTGAATCACTAACAATCCCCGTAGGACTCCCCGTACTTAGCCTCGCAAGCAACAGGCAGTCCACTAGCCCAACTAGGGGGAGTAGACATGACTTCAGTTATAAACGCAACTGCTTGGTCTAATTCACTTTTTGGTACGACGATTACCGCTGCGTCATGCACTGTCAAGACCGGACGGTATTTTTCCCGGATCATTAACATCTGCTCACCGACGATTATCCGAGCCAAAGCCTGAACGATGTTTTCAACCATCGCTCCACCCCATATACTCGTAGTGCCCTTGCGAGACTTGTAGATATATTTCTTGTCGCTGAGTCTGAGATCTGGGTATCGTATAAACAATTTATTTGGGAGAAGTATTCCCGAAGAGGTAGCCCATACACACTTGTTCTTGCCTATCGGGTAAGACTTTAAATTATCAGGCCATGACGATAAGTGCGGTAGCGCACTGTCGCAATCTCGCCATAAATCCGTGATCATGTGGTTGGAGTCACGGTACAGATTCACGATGCGTTTGCATTCGTCTTCAGGCAGGTCAGCCCCCGGAGGCTGCGTCTTCAGCGTGTGCTGTAACTTCTTAGCCCCTGTGCCATAACCGAGTCCGAGGATGCAGGTCTTGCCGACGAACCGTTCGACCGGATCAGCCTTGCTGATGGGCTTCTTGTAAATCTTGGTTGCGAAAATCGAGTACACATCCTCGCCCTTGGCGAACTGTGCGGTGACATCATCCTGTCCCGCCAACCATGCAAGGACACGCGCCTCAATCTGAGAAGAGTCACAGTTGATAACCACGTGGCCTGCGGGGGCCATGATCGACTTCTTCAGTGTTTTCTTTTTCTTATCACGACTAGGCAGGTTCTGGAAATTAACCGAGTCCGATCCTGCCCAACGCCCGGTGTGCGCTCCGTAATACTTCAGCGGGATGGGAACCTTGCCCCCGTTCCGCGCTCCGATCCCGATGAATCGTTCAATGCGCGACTCTTCGATGGTGGACTTCGTACCCAACCGGACAGAGCAGAGTTGTTGGATAAGTGGGTCTTCGTGTTCTAAGAGTTCAATAAACCCTTCGTCGTTTTTAGCAAGTGCAAACGTTTCCTTACCGGTTGTTGGACTAATCTTCATCGGCACGGGGATGCCGAGTTCCTTCAGGATGGCAGCGAATTGCGGATTGCTTGCTAACTTTGCCCGAACCTCTTCCTCACTCCCAACGTCTAGTACCCCTTTCAATCCCGCCAAGAGTTCGTTCTTCTCCTGCTTGATCTCTTCAAGTCGCTCGACCAACAGCGCATCATCCACTGTCAGGGTCGGGATGGTATACATCCGCAAGGTCATGTCGATCAGATCAAGTTCTTCTTGTGGAAAGTAATCTTCGATAAAAAGGTTGAACAACTTGTAAGTAAGATTGACATCGTTAATGCAATAATCCCCATAACGATGCAGATCAGCAGGAGCAAAGTCTTGCCGACGCTTCCCAAGGGCATCGACGACTTCCGTACCTTTTTCACCTAAGCCATACCTCTTAACCAAGTTCGCTAAAGATCCGCTTACATCAACGCCATGCTTAGCCCGAGCCATGCAGAGCGTGTCGAAATAGTACGCAGGGGTGATGTCAAAGATGAAGGAGAGAATCCCTCCATCGAATTGCGTGTTGTGGCACAGCAGGGCTGATGTACTCCAATCAACTTGGTTTAGCCATGCTTTAATCTCTTGCTTGGTTCCACTAAACCATTGCGTTTCGTCATCGTCGATCTTCATCGCTACGCCGATGACTTCAAACAATGGACTACGGATGTATTCTTCCGTGGTCATCCGACTGAGACTGAACTGATGCGAATAGTACGTCTCAAAATCTAGTGTTACGAAACTCATGGGTCTACGCTCCATGTGTCCGTTTGCCGTTCCAATCTAGGCCATTCGGATGCCGTGATGAAAGACTTATCCTGCACGAGAATGTGATTAGTGGGCTGTGCCGTGAACCTGCCGTTGTCCAACTTGATGAAGTAGAACTCCTTCGACTGCTCCGGTTCTAAACTAAACCCATCGAGCATAGGTATGGCGGTAAACATATACCGGCCAGTCAATTCTATTTTAGATCGCAAGCGAACGCGCAAAGGCACTCCTTCAAGAAACGGATACTCCACCATGCTGAAGTGATGGCCGTAGCAATCCCATGTCTGGCTGTCGCTCGGCCCCCACTCCATAGATTCTGCGGTGATTTTGTGCGTCAGTTGATGCAGTGGCACGTTGCGGTACACCGCTCCGCATTCAAGCATTACATGGCATCCCCACGTACGACCGGGATGACTGACTAAACCAAACCACGACACGCGCAACCAATCTTCGTTACCGAAAGCGTGTGGCTGAACGTAGCAATATGTGTGTCGGGGCAGTGGCCCCGCGCCTGAGTAAATCATGTGTTAACCACCCTAATGAACTTCCACCCTTTACCCGTCTCTATGAACCCTGCCAGTCTCAAAGCCTCGATAGACCGGCACTGACCGAACTTGTATTTGTGTGACCGGAACGACTCCGGACTAGCGAATTTACGCTTGCACTCTGTACACCTTCTTTCTTTTACGACGACCGTCATCTTTTAACCTCGCTACCTCTTTCCTCAAATAGATAATCTCATCACGACACGCCCACAACACGCTACCAACCGTCAAAAACTTCATCTCTGTCGTCGTAGAGGCGTCGTTGATGTTGGCAGGGAGTGCCTGAATCAAGTCTAGTATGTCATCTTCGATTTCCACCCTTCTTTCTCCTCTTACGCATCGCTTTGCGTGTTAGATCCCAGTGCAGTATCCGATGGCAGTTGGAACACAAAGGTATGCACTTCTCCTCTGCTTCTTTAATTGCCTCGGCTATGTTTCTTTGCCTGACAGCCAAGTAATTAACAGATCGCTTACCTTCTTTGATCACATGATGAAAGTCAATGATTGCCGGGTGTTTCTTTCGGCAATGACTACACCGCTGCTTCGATTTGTATGCGACCCACTCTACTCTGCTTTTATCTCTACCCTTCCTCGCTCTCTTAATAACTTCTTGTCTGTTCCCTTCGTACCACTTCCGTGCGTACACCTTTTGTTTGGCCTTACGTACGGCCTCGTCCTTGAACGGCATCGACCCCCCTAGAGTCTTTTCCTCCAATACAACGCTCGTGCGAACGAGTACAAAACTTTGGGGGTATATAATCTAAAGCCACACGAGATCAGGTTGTTGGCACTCGGTATATTGTCGGTAGTATCCGACACAGCCCATCTATACTCATGCCTCCTAGCCCACTGAACTCGTATCCGGATCATCTGCCGCTGAATACCATACCCCCTGTACGCACTCAGCACACCACAGCGTCCTAAATAAATACCATCCTCCATCTGCTGCGACGGCGACAAGCAGCTAAATCCTACTGGGGCAGTCTTGTGGTACGCCATCCACCACACCCCATCTTCCGGGAAATAAAGATCATCTGCCGGGAGACAGGCCTTTTGCAGCACTTTCAATTGCCGCTTGACCCCCGGATCTGAAGCATCTACTTGGCCGTAAGTGATCTTCATACGGCACAATTTTACCTGATGTTTTTACCCCTTTGGTATTCCAATTCATTCCTCAAAGTAAGAAGCTCTAATGAAAGGACTGTAGCCTCGTCTGACAGTCCCGCCCTCCGTATATTCTCTAAGGATCGTTCGACTAGCGACTGCTGACTCTGGCCATATCCCCAAGGGGCGGCGTTCAACTCGTCTTTCCACGATCCGGGTGGGGATATATCGTCTATTACCGCTTTCGGCTTCGATTCTGTGGTCATACTCTTTTATTCCACGATGAACTGCTGATGCCATGTGGTGCTGTTTAATGCCCCACTCTTTCTCTAAGTCTTTGTACCGCACCCTGTCATGATTTTCTCTGGCCTCCCGCTTGCGTTCCATTAAGATTTTGTACTGCTCAAACGAAATCGCCAAATTAAATCGTGACGGTTTTTTATATTTTTTATCCATTTAATCAAAACTCCACCCATCCGGTGATGATGTACTTATCGCCCTTCAAGGGAGGATTGCCCCGATGGGTATGCGTGAACCCGGCTGGCCAAATCACCATACGCCCGGTCTTCGGCTGAACTCGTTTGCTCAAATACAAGAACTCAGTCTCACCGCCGTCGTTAATATCATTTAAATAAAGAATAAAAGTTAAAATACGCTGACTTTGAGCGCGATTTGCGTCTTCATGGTGCCAAGCATGATAGCCACCACCCGGAACAGTTTTCTGAATTTTAATCGTGTAAATTTTATGTGTTTCAGCAACTTGAAGTATTGAATACTTTTCTGCATAAAGTGGATAACAAATACTCCAAAATCTAGTATTAAAATCTCCGCATTCAATACGCAGTTCGTCTGTTGTAAACATTGTGCAATTTGGGAAATCTATGGCCTGATCTTTATTTACGTGAGAAGGCCGATCAAAAGCCTGAACCCGAGAATACGACATTCCTGACGCATCTACTTTGTCAAAATGTTTAATCCAGTTTTGACAGTACTCTGCGGAAAAAACTCCATCAAAAATACCAACAAAATCATCTGTAATCTGGTGATTCAGGGTTGGAAGTTTCTCTTGCAACTGTTGTTCGAGACTAGGCTTTGCCATTTAAAAATTCCTTTCTTGTTTGTTCACGTACTAGCGTTAATAGCTTACAGATAACTTGGCTCTGATTGCGTTCGCCCTCGTTACCGATCTTGTCATACTCTCTGGCAAAGTTTTCTATCGCTTCCCAGTTGATGTACTCAAGATCACCCGCGTCTCCAATTTTACACCACGTAACTTCATGTACGATCTGATTTGAATTAGGTTGTTTCTGCGTAGGTAGGATCAAATAAGTCGCGGTCTCACCCTCATCCAAGGGAACTGTATCGCCGTACTCACTCATGTCACATCTCCTTCGCCACTGCCATCCACTCTTCACCGTATTCGACATCCACCCAGTCCTTAAACCAAGGGCCGCCTCGGGTGAAGTGGACAGCGACAGGGTTCGGACAATCGTTTCTCGTATGCCATCCCTCAAGATAGTTGTAGGCTATGGGTAACTCCCCAATACAGGCGTCCCATAAGAACCGTAGTTGATGTAGGTACATCCCGCTTTCACGATTAATCAACTCGGGTGTTACCGCCTTGATATGCAGATGCTCACAGTTAAAAAGAATCAGGCTTGACCAATTCTTTCTTGGGTATTGATGCTGTACCGCTCCGTCCATCTTGGTCGTTTCCTTCGGCTTGTAGTCATGCTTGACCACCATCGCACCGTAGTACGGGTTCGCATAGTCCATCAGTCCTGCCACATCCCCTCGCCAGAAGAAGTCACAGTCCATGAACACCGCCCACCCTTTGTACCCGGCCAAGTACGGCACGAGAAAACGAGTGAAGGAGAACTCGGTGGACGATAGCGGGTCATGCTCTCGCCAGTACAGGTTCTTCTCGCGCATCTCCTGCTGCTTGATGGGCTGTATATCTAATGGAACAGATGTGTGCCGTAGTAATGACTCTTTGCATACCTGATACGCAATGTCCTCACGGCTGTCCCAACCAATAAAAATCTTCATCACGCCACCTCAAATGCTTCTTTTCGATTCGGGCCTTTGTAGTGCAGAACCTTGGGCGATCTACCTTCCGCAAACTCGGGTAGACAGCCATACTCTTCTTCACTCAAGTATCCGATATTAAATTCTTCTACCATCACAGCAAGTTGCTTCATGACTTCCTGATCGCCGTACCACTTACGATACTTCGAGTCGATTCCCTCAAGCATCTCGTACATCTTTACCCACGGAGTAAAGTCTTTAGTCACCGTGAAACAAGCGATGATGGGGTAGACCTCATCAATCTTCTTCCCTGCATACTCATCAAATCGGATGCCGCGCTGCTCGGTAATAAACTCGTAGTCTCGTTGAAAGAACCGGCGGCAGAGCAACACTTCATTGTTTCCCAGTAGTTCTTTGGCATCAAGTCTCTGCTGCACCAGCATATCGGTGTCGATGTACATAGCCGGGTGTGGGCAACGGAGTCGAGCAAACGCTTTAAGCCTCGCCGTCATGAGTTCATTACGGTCGCACTCAATCTCAAACCGATGCGTCACGCCCTCGATGTGCGGAGTTGTCTTGTCCGTACACATCACAATCTCTGCGTTAGGATTCGTTGCCAAGATAGAGCCAACAGTTTTGCGGGGGAAGTAAATATCCTGTCCTACGTGAAAGAACACAAACGTTGTCTTGGGCGGCTCGACTTCTTCGATATCTAACTTCGCGTTACGTAGTTTCTTAACATCATGGGCGACACGCAGAATCTGCCTTGTCCACGGCGTTGCCATGCTATCGCGTGGGAAAATCTTGACTGACGGATACCACAGACTCTGTTGCCCACGCTTGTTCCCCCAGTACCACAATTTGTTCGCATCAAACAATAAAACCGGAATACCCATAGCCCCGGCGAAATGCACCGTAGCACTACTGACAGACACCACCACATCACACAGACTCATCAGTGCAGTGAGTCCGTTTAAATTCATGAAGTTGTCGATGTCTTCGGCACAGATCAACTCCACACCATGTTTCTCTTTAAGTTCTTGAACGGCCGGTTGAACCTGCCCGTACTGAAGATTAATAAACTTAATGTTCTCCAAATTAAAAACAGGTAATAGTTCATTAAGACCCATGCTCTTGTGAGGGCCAATCGCGGGAGCCATGCTTCCCCAAGAAACTCCTACAACAAAGTCTCCGGGCTTGATGCCGAATCGTTTCCGCAGTTCGTTCGCTTTTTCTTCGTCGGGCTTTAAAAAGTTAACCGCTCGGTGTCGTTCAAAATCTTCTAGCCCATTGATGAAGTGACTGCCCAAACTAGCAATCGGAATGTGCGAGTCGTGATCCTCGTCCATGACTCTTGTGTTACCCGGCTCGAAATTGATCTCAGGCATAGAGCGTTGGTAAATCGGCAGCAAACGGAAATCAATCAGCATCGTGACTTTATCAACGTGCTTCGCCAACTCCCGCAGCAAAGATGAGTAAATAACCACATCACCCACGCCTTGCTCAGGCCACACCAACACAGACTTGTAGCCCATGCCGGGCTTCCACCGTGGCTTGTTAGTTTTAAGTCTCGGAGTCGTAAACTTTACGGACTGCCACCGTCTCTCGTACAACGGCCAACAATCTTTAAATCTGTTCTGCTGCAAATAGAACAGACCTAGCACCCATTTGATATCCGCGCTGTTGACAGGATCCAAATAGTCAGCGGCTCTGAAATCGGCCTCGGCTTTATCCCACCGTCGCAGTTCCCAATTACAACGTCCACGCTGCAAATAGAAAAACGCGAGGGGGCCGGTCACATTCGTCAACGCATTAAATACTTCGTAGCATTTCTTGAAGTCGGTGTCGCCATAAGTCGATATGGCTTGATTGCCAACATCAACAAGTTCTTTGATCAGCCGATGCGAATCCTTGACTAGTTGTTCGTGATCCTTCACCAGTAATCCCTCCCGCCGCGCTTCGCTCCCCATGCCGGGGGCGGCACGTGTGCCCATTCTTTTTTACGGAACTCTTCGGCGCGTTTAAAGAAATTTAAAAACCACCTGATCATACAGCCTCCTGCGGAACGAAATGTAGCAGGGTGAACGGGAGAGATACTGCTGTCTTCCTGCCTTCACGTGGATAAATCAATAGTCGGTTCGCGCCGTCCAACCTCATCGCGTTGACCACTCCCTTCTCGATACCTTCAAAGTCATCAAACACAAAAATAGTCTGGTCGTGGATGATGCTTGAAAAGTAATCAAAGTCTTCTGCCTGAACCCTACCGTCAAAATAGATCAAATCCACAGCAATTTTTTCTTCAGCCAAATGCTGAAACATACTCGTCGATGACATCTTGGGATACTGAAATATCTTGGTGTCTTTCGGATCGACCTGTATCTGATTGGATACATCGCAAGTGTGGATATCCGCAGACGGCACAGCCAGTCGCATAGACCTAGTGGACACGCCGATAAACGTACCTACCTCGGCAATAACCTTCGGCCAAAAGAACTTCGCCAATTTATAAAGTTCTACCGCATCGTCGTACGGGACTGAGCCAGTGTTGTAGTCTGCGTCAACTCGCAGCCTCTGCTGTTCTTCAATAATCTTCTCAATCGTTTCATACGGATAATCATCCACCTTCTCATCTACGATGCCCCAGAAGATGTTGCTGAATCTCTGTCGGCCAATTTGTATCGGGTTCATTTCTTTACCTCTCTTTCGGCCAACATTGCGTCAGCCGTTGTGTATGCAAGTTTGGTGACTTCCTCGGGACGTAGCACTACGCCGTGGGATATGACGTAACCCTGCATCGCCTTGGCAGCAAAGTAATCCCGCAAAGTCATGCCGTGTCCCCACCACTTCAGACGCTCACCTTCCAACTGTGGAAAGGCAAACTCATTCTTGGGTTTCACGCCCGTTTCCTCCGGGCAATCTCGCGCTTCAGGTAAAACTCTGCTTTCTCAAGATCCTGCACCGGATCGACATCGACCTTCTTCCCTGCTCGGACAACGTATTTCACCACGTTGAACAGGTAGGCGTTCTCGGTCAGCCCCTTGGCTTCAGCAAAGTCTATAAAATCTATTCCACCCGCTGTGTAGTGCGGGGGCTTGTTCACGAGATCAGGCTGTTGGTTTTTTAAGAGAGTTAGTGCTTTGTCTAAATAATCAGGCTGCACAATCACTTTCTTCGGCTTGTCTTTGATCTTGTCCAACGCATTGAGCGTGGCCTTCATCTCTGTGACCGCTTTAACGATCTTCGACTGCTTCTGTTTGTCAGTCCACCGGACGAAATACACGTACTTTGTGGTTGACTTTGTGGCTTTCGCTACCTCGCTCACCTTCTTGCCTTGCGACAATAGGCTGAGAATCTTTTCTTTCTTGGACATAACTAATCAACTCCTTGCGTAGGTTCTCTACGTTTGTTTCATCAACTATGACCGCGACCCCTCCTGCTTTTCGGATGTCATCGCAGTGCTTCAACTGTAGTGCGGTGGGCTTCCCACCGTTTGCTTTACACTCTATAGCATAAAACAACCCGGCGATACAAATAATAAAATCGGGCACACCACTGTTCCCGTAACCCCCTGTAACTGGCATCGTGTAGTACGCACCAAGATCCGACAGGATCTCTTTGACACGCTTCTTTACTTTGGCCTCGGGAGTCACCGTATTAACTAATACGCTACTTAGACCGGAGTCTTCCCGGTCAGTTCATCTAAAAAACTATTGGGCAAACAAACCACATATTCATGGGCGCCGGTCATCCACCCGGTATCTAAGAAATGTTCAGGGACATAATCGGGGCGAGACATAGGGTCACGCCGACTATCCTTAGACGGCCAGTCAATCGCATGAATCATGGCTAAGACTTCTTTTAACTTCATCGGCATTGTCTTGAGCGTAAACACACGCACAAGGTTATCGCTCACTCGTATATGAAACTCTCCTATATCAGTGAAACGTCTCATGTATACGTACGTTGCGTCCTCTCCCTTTACAGGTACAGGCCTGAGTCCTGCGGCATAGGCATTGAAGAGCGATCTTTCCAACGCTTCCTCGGCCACATCTTCGATCTGTCTTTTACTTACTAAGGACATGAACACTTGCTCCGTTGCCGTTCCATGATGTCTCAGAGTAACACCCCATCTCCAACCAGAACTTCGCGCCGCTCGTATTCTGCGGCAGCATCTCGTGGGTATTACGGTGAGTCTTGAGCATCACCATCGAGAACTCCAACTGCTTACGGGTCTCGTCAGGGATAGCCTCAAACGACGGATACCACTGGAACACAGCCTCCGGGGGAATGTAATGGAACGAACCCGTATACGGTAGACCAGACTCTGAGTAAACGTCTAATGCTTTGTGGCAAGGCTCGGGCTTGACCGTACCCAGAATGACGCCCTTGTTCATGTTGTCCACGTAGAACCACTTCTCACCATCCATAAACTCTTTGGCATCGGTAATCGCCTTGTCAAACTTTTGACGCTGCTCCTTGTACATCCTCACGTGGGCTTCAGCAGTTATCCTAATATCTATCGGCATCTCGGCTAGTGTGCGTTCACCCGCGTACAGTTTGATTAAGAACGTCGCCAGATCATTTCCTAAGCGAGACGCATCTACGCATGGCGCTCGGACAGTGCGCTCCCCGTACAGGTTATCCACCAGATCATCGAGCATCCCACGTACACGCACATCGAAGAACTCATACGCACCTTCAAGCGACCTATCAAACGAATTGGCTGCGTCATGATCCGACTTGATGGAAAACTTACTCTGTACGTACTTCGGATTAGAACTTGTTAAGGTACGATGTGGCGCATCCTCCGTGTGTGATCCGTACATACCCACACTGATATGGTTGTACGACGGTGAGCCATTCGTGATCATCGCAACGGATACACCCTGGGGAGATACGATATTAACTTCTTTAACGACATCGACCATGCTGTTGCCGTGTCCGACAAAAGAGTGCGTATTGATAAACCCGACACGGATCTCCTTGCCAAGGCTACGCGCTCGGTTGTACATATTTGTCACGATGCCGAACAGAGGCGACCGGATCAGTTTCATGCGCGTATCCGCATCGCATTGCCCTGCCAGAAATAGATTGTTCGCATTGAATGCTTGCTTAGTCCTACCCACTTGAGTACTCCTCGGTTAAAAGAATGTATAGAAAAGTAACACGCCAACTAGACAACTAAAGAAACCATGCCGGAATGCAGAGTAATACACTCGCTTCACTTCATGGTGTACCTGTCGTACTAACTCTTCGTCGCTCACGCGG